GTCGCCCGGCCTTAGAAAACCGGCCCGAACGAGCGACCTCGAGGCGGGCGAGCTCGAGCTCGTCTAAGAGCGTCGGGTGATCGTCGAGCGCATGGTCGGCATAGCCTCGAGCGGTAGGCCGCTCATAGACTCGAGCTCGAGGAGCGGCGGGCTCGAGGAGGTCGACCGCCCCCCTCTTTTTCGTCGGGCCCATGCGCCTCGTCCTATTGCCTCGTCGACTGTTACAGCCGACGTGGACTAACCGGAGCTCGTCGACGGATGGGAGGAGGTCGCCGCCTGCGTGAACCGGAACGATATGGTCGACGGAGGGGGCTCGCCTCGAACGAGGGGAGGCCGAGTAGTCGATCGGCTCGCCGCATAGCTGACAGAGGTCGTCGGCCCTCGCCCTGAGCTCGGGCATTAGGGCCGCGATATGGGCCCGCCATTTCCGCCCATGCGTTTCGGTCGGCATAGGCGGAACGGTAACGCCTCGATCGGCCCTAGCCCTCGTCGAGATAGGCGTTCGGGGCGACCTCGATTAGAGGGCGGCCCGTCGCCCGGCGATTCTCGTTCGCCCTGCCGATGCAATCGCGACAGACCGGAAGCCGCTGGAAGATCGCCCCCGGCCCATGCTCGCCGACGTCGGCCGGGAGGCGGTTAACGAGGTCGACCGGGATCGAGGGAACGAGCTCGGGATCGAACGAGAACAGGCGACCGCAGGCGTAACAGGGGGCGAACGCGACGAGATAGGGGCCGTCGCCGTTCAGGGCTCGAACCTCCGCATATGCTCGTCGAGGTTCCGTTTCCATTCGTCCCACGAACCGACGACCATCCTCTCGCCGACCTCCTCGAACACGCCCTCGCCGTTTCGCTCGAGTGTCGCGGCCTGAATCTCGTCGAGGCCGAACAGGACCGTTACCCGGCCCTCCCGAGCCATTAGGCCCGCTATCTCGTCGGTCGGAACGCCGAGGGCCTCGGCGACCTCGGCGAAATCGGAGCGGTTATGCCATTCGGCCCTAGGCATAGCGGGAAAGGGGCCCCGACGCTTTCCCGCGACGCTCGAGGCCCTCGCCGAAATGTTACCCCTCCCGAGGGGCAGGGAAACCTAACGCCCGCCCCTACGCCCTTAAGGGGCTAGGGGGCGGTTCTCGCCGTTCCCGGGAGCATCCCGCCCCGACCGCTATCCGTCGTCGATATGAGCTCGAGCAGGCCCTCGGCGGGTTCGAGGGGTCCGAACGACCGCCCCGTACCGGCGACGTAACGCTGCCCCGCGGGATCGGCCCGCCGATGAACGCCCGCGTTACGCCGCTCGGTCGTCGACGTCGACGAGCGTCTCGCGTTCGGCGAGCTCGCCTGCGGCGTCGTAACGGTCACGCTGACCGAACGAATCATGTAGGGCCCGGAACCCGCCGAATCGCCCTATAACCGCGGAGAACAGCGGTAGGAGGGCCTGAGCGGTTCCCGGGTGAGTCGGTTCGAGGGACCAAAGGAATTCGAGGGCCGAGAGGGACGGCGGGCCGGGCTCGGGCTCGTCGACGGGGCGAGGAGCCCGGGCGAGGGCCTGACGGAATAGGGCGATCGCGAGGGCGGCCGGATTCCGGGCTCGGCGTTTGCGGCGGGCCGTCTCGAGGGCCTCCCGGGCGAGAATCGGGTCGTCGAGCATCGAATCGCGAACGGGGCCGAATATCCCGAGCTCGTCGGTTAGGTCGGCGACGACCAGGCGGCCGAGGAGCTCCTCGGGCTCAGACATTCCGCCGCTTTCGTATCCGGCCGTTCGGGAGCTCGACCTCGAGCTCGAGCTGCCTCGGCTCGACGTGCTCGACGGCGTGATCGAACGCCGCCTCGGTCGCGGCCTGCTCGGCGGTTAGCCAACGGTCGCCGAGCGGCCCGCAGAGCTCGCAAACGCCCCGCCATTCCCAGGGCGATTCGGGCCCCTTACGGCGACGGAGGAGCGTCACTTTCGGGCCGACCCTCACGATTTCCGGCGACCTAGAACCTGCGTCGACGCCTCGGCGGGGCTTAGATCGCCTCCTATGGCGTCGATATTTGGCTTTCGCTCGAGAAACAGGCCGAACCGAACGCCGCCCCATCGGACGGGGGCCATATCGCCCCGAATGAGAACCCGCAGGAACCCGAGCAGGGCGACGAGATAGAACAGGCCGATAACGGGCCAGAGGATCGCCTCGGCCTGAGTGATCCCGGCGACAATCAATATTCGCCCCGTCGACGGGCCTCGGCGATCGCGGCCGTGATTGTCGCGACGCCGAGGCGGGAATAGAGGGCGGCCCGAACCGCTTTCACGGTCGACGCTGAAACGCCGAGCTCGTCGGCGGTCCGGTCGACGCTCGAGCCTCGTTCGGCCGCCCTCATAACGTCGACCATGCGGGGCGTCAGGCCGCGGGCCGCCTCGAGTGAATAGGAGCCCGTCGACCTCATCGGCGGAATTCGAGGGCCCATTCGTTATCGGGCCACCACCGATCGGGAATGTTGTCGGGAACGTCGGGCCGCTCGTCGGGATCGGACCCCGAATCCCTCCACTCGATCCAATCGCGTTCGCCGCCCGTCATGCCCCATCCCTTACCGACGCCCTCGACCTCGGCCCATCCATCCCAGGCCCATTCGGGAATTTTCTCGGGGGCGGCGTCGGGCCGTTGCCCGTCGGGTTTCCCGTCCCGCATCCAGCGGACCCAATCCCAAAACCAATTCGGATAGCCCATTTCGTCGTCGTCGCCTCCTCCTCGGGCCATATCGAGAACCCGGTCGATCGGGAAACCGCTCCCGCAATCCCAATGGCCCCCGCCCCATGCGCCTAGGTCGTCGTGCTGACAAACGCCGCGGCCCGAGCCCTGCGCCTGCGAGGGGCTTAGTTTCGTGATCGGGATTCCGAAATAGGCCGCCTCCTCGGCGACCCATCGGGCGGCGTTCTCGAGCATCGCCGGGTGCTTATCCCATTCGGCTTTCGACCATTTGGCGAAAGCGCATAGCTCGGCCTGAACGGCGTAGGGGTTCGCGTTCGCCGCGGTCCACGCCTTATTCGGCCGCTTGACATATTCGCCGATCGTCCCGGCCTTATCGTCGATCCCGACGTGGGAGGAAACGCCCGACGAGCTCGAGGCAAAGAAATTCCCGAGCTCCTCGATCGTCGTCGCCCCCTCGGCCGTATGCAGGACGATGAGCCGAACCCCTGCCCCGCCGCGGCTCGAGTAGTTCGGCGAGCCGATCCATTTCCGTTTCAGGGCCATTAGGACCCATCCCCCTTCCAGGCCCCCGGATGGGATCGCTCGTCGGTCGGCTCGACGACGCCTCGCCGGGCGAGCTCGAGGGCCCGGGCGTCGGTTTCGAACCGGGCCTCGGTTCGCCCCTCGGCGGCGTCGGCCTCGGCCTGCTCGGCGAGGCCCTCCTCGAGCTCGAACCCGGGAACCTCGAGGCCCTCGAACGCGATCGCCGGGTCGGCCGTCTCGATCACCCGCAGGGCCGTCCGAATATGCTCGAGGGCGAGCTCGAGCTCGGCCCGCATCACCTCGTCGGGATCGAGGCCCGCCATTTCGACGTCGGAGCGGCTCATACGATCGCCTCTTGCCTCGAGGCGATCCCGGCCCGCTCCCGCTTAACGCAAACGACGTGGGCCCATTCCTGCAACGGGCGACGGTCGAGAATGTCGGAGCCGCCGCGGGCCCCCGAGGGGCGGGCCGCCCCCCGCTGCTCCCATCCCTCGATTTTCTGAGCCGAGCTCGAGGCGTCAGGGTCGAGGAGCTCGCCGCATAACGAACAGGCGACGTTCACGACGCCGCCCATCCGTACAGGCGAAACGCCCCATAGGCGATCGCGGCGAGGATGAGCCACCCGAGCAGGCCGAGGCCCGCGGCGACCGCGGCCGTAACGAGGGGCCGCGGCGACGACTCGAGGAACCCGGGCCGCTCGACCTCCTCGAGCTCGGCGTCGGGCTCGAGCCAATCCTCGGGATAGAGGCGAGGTAGGCGGATAACGAGCTCGAGCTCGCCCGGTTTCTCGCCGGGTTTCGCCGAGTAGGTCGAGCTCGCCTCCCGGTTCGCCCTTACCCGGCCGAGCTCGTCGGCGATTCGCTCGGCGTGCTCGACGTCGCCGCCTGAGGCGGCGATGAGCCTCGGATGAGGCCCCTTACCCTTATTGGCAGAGTGTAGCCCTGCTATTCTGCGGTTAGACATATACCCCCTAACCGGATTGGAGAATGGAACGTGTCTAATCGCGAACGTACTAACAGGGTCGGAGGTCGTCAAGCGAGGCGGCCTCGTTTCGTCGGCTATGTGCGGGTTTCTCGGGTCGGCGATCGCGGCGACAAGCTACGGAGCCCCGAGCAGCAGGAGGCCGCGATTCGGGCGTTCGCCCGGGCCGAGCGGCTCGAGCTCGTCGAGGTCGTCGTCGAGGTCGACGTATCGGGAGCGAAAGCCAAACGGTCGGGGCTCGCCCCGCTCGTCGATCGGGTCGAGGCGGGCGAGCTCGAGGGAATCGTCGTCGCGAAACTCGATCGCCTCTCGAGGCTCGCCCCGCGGGAGCGGCTCGACCTCCTCGAGCGGGTCGGGAACGATCGCCTCCTCTCGGCGACGGAATCGAACGACGTCGCGACGCCCGAGGGTCGATTCGTGCGGGAGATTTTCTTTAGCCTCGCCCGAATGGAATGGGAGCGGGCCCGCGATAACCTCGCCCTCGCCAAACGGAACGCGATCGCGGGCGGAATCTACCTCTCGACCGTCGCCCCGTTTGGCTATCGGTTCGACGAGGCCCATCGGCTCGTCGTCGACGAGCTCGAGGCGGCGATCGTCGTCGAGCTATTCAGGCTGAGGGCGACGGGGGCCGCATGGTCGGCGGTCCTCGAGCTATTCGAGCAGCGAACCGGCCGCCGCTCGTCGAGGGCGACCGTCTCGGCGATGCTACGGAACCGGGCCTATCTCGGGCACGTCGTCTATGGGCGGTCGGCCGAGACTCGGCTCGAGAACCTCGACGCCCATCCGGCGATCGTCGACGTCGACCTATGGGACGAGGTTCAGGCGACGAACGTCGAGCGGTCGGGTAACGGCCGCCTCGGGGGATGGTCGGGGCGGGCGACGTCCCTCCTCGCCGGAATCGCCGAGTGCTCCTGCGGGGCCGGGACCGGCCGAACGACGTCGAACGGCGGGGCTAACGGTTACTACCGATGCACCGATCCCGCCTGCCCGGCCCGGGCGACGATCGGCGAGGAGGCCCTCGACGACTACGTTCGGGCCGAGGTTCTCGCATGGGCGGGCCCGGTCGCCGACGAGGCGATCGAGATTCCGGCCGAGGGCGGGGGCCGGGCCGCGGCCGAGGCGAGGGTCGCCGAGGCGACCGCCTCCCGGCTCGCATGGGCCGCCGACGTCGAGCGGGAGCTCGCCGACCCGGAGGGTTATCGGGTCGGCCTCGAGGCCCGCGATCGCCTCGTCGAGCGGCGGGAGCTCGAGCTCGCCGAGCTCGGCGAGGCCGACGTTCTCGAGGCCGCCCGGGCGACGGTTCGGCAGGCCCTAAGCGGCGAGCTCGAGCTCGACGTCGACGAGGAGCGTCGCCTCCTGAAATCAGTTCTCGCCGCGGTCGTGATCCGGCGAACGCCGCGGCGGGGAGCTCCCGCCTCGGAGCGGGCTCGCCTCGTCTTTCGGTCGGCGGGCCCGGCGAGCCCGGAGGATTCGCTCGAGCTCCTCGAACAGTCGGCGGCGTAGGTCAGGGTCAGGCATACAGCTACCCCCGAGGGGCCTAGAATCCTGAACGCGGTCGGGGGGCGGCCCCATCGCCCCCCGGCCGTTCGGCCGCAGAGTCGGTATTCGTAGCAGCCTTTACCCCTTCGCCGCGGCGGCCGCCTCGAGGGCGGCGACCCGCTCGGCTAGGTGCTGACTGACGGCGAGGAGCCCGGTCGCGAATTTGTAGAGGTCGACGAACGAGGTCGGGACGTCGCCCTCGGATTCGTTCGGGTCCGGGTTATAGGTTCCCTCTAGGACGACGTGCTCGGGGAGCTCGTCGGTCATCACGCCTAGATGCCGCTCCTCGCCCGCCCCCTTCCGCTTGAACGTATAGACCGGGGCGGCGAGGAGGCCCTCGACGAGAACGCGATCCTCCTCGGCGGGCAGGGCCCGAATGTCGGCCTTAGCGTCGCGGTCGGATTGAACCGCGAACGCCGCGGCCCGATACGTTCCCCATGCGCCGTTATAGAGGTCGAGCGTGTTCACGGCCGATCGCCGCATTTGCGTATCGAGGCTGACCGCCCCGCCCGGGCCCCAGGAGAGTAGGCCCTGGTGGTCGATCGTGAACCGCCATTGTGATTCAGCCGCCACGGCGCAAAACAGGGCCCCCGAGTTATAGGCCGCCGCGATCGTCTGAATGTAACCGTTCGCCCCAGGGCCGCCGAGGTAGAGGCCGACCACGGTTTTATCGTTTGTGTTGGCGGGCCCGGTCGAAATGTCGCCCTTTACTTGAAGGGTCGCCCCCGACATTGAGAACCGGCCGAGCTCCCGGTTCGAGCCCGTCCCGGGCTGGTCGTTTTGCGTTCCCGGGTTCCCGCCATAAAACCGGATCGCCCCCGAGCTCGCCGACATACAAAGGATGAGGTCGTTATCGGTTCCGGTCGAGATTCCGCATTGAAGCCACGGCAGATTTTGTAGGCTCGAGGCCGCCGCGGTCTTTCCGAGCGTCAGGCGGGAATCCGGGTCGACGACCCGCTGACCGATCGAGATAGGACCGGCGAATTCCTGCGTCGAGCTCGAGGTTTTGTCGGCCCGCTTGACGACCTCGGCCTCGACGGTTTCGGCGAGGTCCTGACCGACGCCCGGATAGTCGGTTACGGCGTCACTCGGGAGCGGATACGGGATCGCTAGGGCGGGCGTATTTGCAGGCATTAGGCGGCCCTCCCGGGCTCGAGGTTTCCGAGGTAGTAGGCGTCACGCCAGAGGCAAGAGGGGTCGACGCCTGACCATAGGAGCGTCGCGGGGAGCTCATCCCAGGCGAGGCCGAGCCCGGATAGAACCGGGTCGGATAGGACGACGTTCTGATTCCAATGCGGGCCCTCGATCACGTCCTCCCATCCCTCGACGACCGGGTTCCATGTCGCGAACGGGGCCGAGGGCGGGAGCTCGGTTAGCTCGAGCATTTGCCCGATATGGAGGTCGGCCGGGTCGAGCAGGGTCAGGCCCGGAAGTTTCCAACGGGGGTAGGCGACCCGCTCGAGCCACGCCCGAGCCCGGTCGGTCGCCGTCGCCGAGTCGGCGAGGCCCGAGTCGAATAGCCCGGTCCAGCGAACCCCGAACATCGTCTGAGAAACCGGGTCGTCGACCGTGATCGTCCCGGCCCCGTATCCGTACCCGAGAACGATTCGGTTCGCGACGTCGAGCGTTTGGCCCCAGGGCGGCGAGTAGAGAACGACCGCGGGATCGAGCGGGAGAACCGGGTAGAGGTCGCGGCGGGCGTCGAACGCCTGAATCATGATCCGGTCGCCGTCGTCGAACACGGTCGCCCCGATGTCGGCCCGGGCGAGGTCGAGGGCGTCGAGGGCGGCGTAAGACTCGAAATAGCCCGTATCGGGATCGGTCGGGACGGTCGCCGCGATCGGGTAGTCGGGGCTCGGGGCCTGAACCGTGAGGCGGGAGGCGAGGCCCGCCTCGGTCATTATCCGAGTGACCCTCGCCCCCCATGCCTCGGCGGGCCAAGCGTGACCGCCGACCGATCGCCGCCCGGCGACGGCGAGGCCCCCGGTCGCGATCACGTTCAGCCGCCATTCGCGGGGATCGTCGTCGGCGATCGCCCGATCGCTAACGACGCCCGCGAACAGGGGCGGATTATTGGCGTCGTCGATCCTGAGCTCCCGCCCGACCTCCCAAACGTCGAGCTCGGAGCGGTCGAGGTTCCGCAGGCTGAGGGTCGCCGTCGACGCCTGAATCGGGCCGTCGACGTCATCCCGCCCATGCCGAATCGAGAGGGAGGCGAGAACCCGGTCGAGGTCGACGTCGACGCCGCCGACCTTTATCGCGGCGATCGAATTCGACGCCCGCGGCTCGGCCTCGAGCTCGATCATCCGGCCCGCATCGGGGCCCGGCCCTGCCGAACCTCATGGGCCCTCAGTACCCGGCCGATTTCGCGGGCCGCCCCCTCGGCGTCGGTCGGCCCGTAGAAATTGACAACGACCGAGGGGCCGCCGCCCGCGGCGTACCCGGCGACCGCGGGGGCCGGGCCGCCGTAGGCGTATCCGTAGGCAAACGGTTTCGGAATATGCGGGAGGTTGATTTTCGGGACCTTGATTTTCCCGAGCCACCCGATTAGGTCGCGAACGGCGTCGATCACGCCGCGAATCGCCCGCTCGATCACGCCGAACGCCGAGCTCGCCGCCGATTTGATCCGGTCGAAATGCGTCGCGATCACGACGATTCCGGCCCCGAGCGGGCCGAGCGCAAACGCCGCTAGTTTCCAATGGGCCGTTATCCAGCCGAACGCCGCCTGAGCTCGGCCCCATAGCCAAACGAAAGCGTTTCCGACCGCTCGAGCAGCGTTCGCGACGGCGGCGAGGGCCCCGTTCACGATGTTTCGGAACGTCTCGGATTTTTTGTAGGCGACGACGAACGCGACGCCGAGGGCGACGATCGCGGCCGTGATTAGGAATACCGGGTTAGTCAGGAGGGAGGCGGTTAGGAGGCGGTTCGCGGCCGTGAACGCGATCGTCGCGACCCGGGCGACGTTCTGAACGATCGCCCACGCCTTAAATGCGGCGTTCGCAACGAGAATTGCGGCCGAGAGGCCCGCCACGATTCCGACGAGAACCTTAACGACGCCCGTATGGGCCGCGGTCGCCCGCGTGAACGAAATGAGTAGTTTCTGGCCCGCCTGATAGTACGGGAGGAGCCCTTGCCCGAGGGCGGCCGAGAGGTTCTCGGTTTCGGCGGCCTGAATCCTCGCTTGATTCGCGGCCGAGTCGGAGGTCCGAGCGAAATCGCCCTGAGTGTCGGCCGTATCCTTAAGGATGATTTGCATTGTCGCCGCGGCTTTCGCCTGAGCGTCGAGGGCCCCTTTGCCCGAGTAGAGGCCCATAGCTAGGGCCTGATTCTTGATCCGCGTTTGGTCGAGGAACACGCCATATTTGCGGAGCGGCTCGGATTGGCCCGCGATCCCCGACTGAATGGCGGCGAGGGTTTCCTCGGGGCTCGCATTGTTGAACGACGCCATATCGCCTGCGAGCTCGACCATTTGCGTCGACATTTTCGCGGCCTCTTTCCGGGTATAGCCCATCGGGACGAGCATATTCCCGAATTGCGAGGCCGCCTCGAGGGCCTCCCTCGAGCTGAGGCCGAACGAGGCGGCGAGGCCCTTCGACCATTCGACGACCGTTTTCCCCGACTTCCCGAACACGACCTCGGATTTATTGACGACCTCGTTTAGATTCGAGGCGGCGTCGATCGCCTTTTTCGAGCCGACCGCGATCGCGGTTAGGGCGATCGTCGCCGGGATCGCGGCTTTCCTGAGGGCGGCCCCCATTTTCTCGGAGCGGGTCATAGATTGGCCCATAACGTTATTAACCCGGCCGAGCTCCGAAATCGCCTGCCCCGCCTCGGCCCCGACCCGGATAAGGATGTTTCCCGGGCCCGCCACTATAGGAGCCCGTAACGTCGAAACACGCGGGCGATCGCGGCCGTGAATTGCGAAACCGCGGGCCCCTCTTTAAAGCGGGCGACGGCGGGGGCGATCCAATAGCCGCCGCTCGGCGGAACGCCGAAACGGTTAGGCATCGTCGCGGGCCCATGCTCCGAGCCCCAAACGAGTTTCGCGGCGATCGCCCCGCCGCGGCCGACCCGCTCGGTTCCGCCGACCGAAACGCTCGGGTAACGGTCGCGTTTCACTTTCAGGGAGCGGGCGACCCTCGGGGCGACCGGAACCCCCGAGGAGGCCGCGGCCGTCCCGAGATAGCCGACGAGCTCCTCCGAGCAGCGGGCCGCGGCGTCGCGAATCTCGCCGTTCGCCGACATTCGTAGGTCTTTCTGAACGCCGCGGAGGGCCTTAAGGGTTTCGGTCAGGCCCTCGACCTCGACGGCGAACGTCGCCCGCGGCCCGCCCTTAGCCACGCCGAGCCGCCCGTTCCTCGACGAGCTCGACGACCGTCGCGAGGCCCTCGTCGGATAGGGCGAGGAGCTCGTCGAACGGCCGCCCGGTGACGAGGGCGAGCTCGAGCATCATTCGGCTAACGCTTCCTCGGGGATAGGGTCCGCCGCCTCGGCCTCCTCGGCGTCGACGTCGACGACCGAGCGGAGCCAAACGTCGAACCCCTCCCGAATCCCGAGGGCGACATAGGCGCAATAGTGCGCCATTGTGTTTGCGTTCGATTCATCGTAGGCGGGGAACCCCTGACGGCGGGCGTATGCCTCCCAGGCGACGAACACGGCCGAACCCGCCCGGAATTCCTCGACCCGGCCGCCGTCGTATTCGACGGTTCCCCGGAGGCGGATCATTCGTCGCCGCCCTTAGCTTTCCTCGAGGCGAGGGGGAGAACCGTCGAGTCGTCGCGGGTCGGCTCGCCGACGAGCGGGAGCTCGACCGACGTCACGACCTGAACGGCGACGTCGCCGCCGACCTCGATCGGGACGATTTGCAGCGTTCCCGAGTAGCTCGGGCTCGCCCCGGTGATCGGTTCCCAAACGAACGGGAGCTCGGCTAGGGCGTTATCCATTAGGAAGTTGACGAACCCGGCCGGGTCGGCGAAATCCTGAACGGCGTCGACGTTTAGGGCCCATGCGATCGTCGTATTCGGGCCGGGCTCGGGTACGCCGAGGGTCGGCGTTCCATCCTCCGAATTGACGCTCGGCGTTAGCTTGACGGCCGCGGCCTGAGCGGCGAAATCGGTCGTTCCGATCGTCAGGGTTCCGATCCCTTGACGGGAGTCGACGATCGTTGCGGGCGGCGCTGCCATAGCTAAACCTCCTGAGTCACGGTTACGGATACGGCGAGCTCGAGGGATGGGAGGGGCTCGGCGTTCGAGCTCGACCGCCAGGAGCTCGGCCGATAGTTCGCGACGCCGAGAACCTCGGCGACCTCCTCGGCGAGCTCGAGCAGGCGGTCGACGACGAGCTCCGAATTCAGGGGGTCGCCCGAGACGACGTGAACCGGGATTAGGAACCGCCACCCGGCTAGCTGCCGACCGTCGAGCGTCGGGAGGCCGACTAGGACGCCGATCGGCTGAGGGTAGAACGAGCCGACGTCGAGGGATGCCTCGATCCCGGCCGCGGCGAGCTCGGCGACGAGGCCGCCCCGGGCCCTCGAGCCTGCGGAGGTCGCGACGGGAACGCTCATCCGGCGTAGGGCCTCCGCCACCCGACGAGCCGCAGGACCTCGGCCCGTCGAGCTCCGAGAGGATCGAACAGGCCCGTTTCGTCGCCGTACCCGGCGAACCCGCTCGGGGCCGAGCGGGATTGATAGAGGATCGCCGCCCATATGACCGAGCCCGTATGAACGTCGTCGGTCGGCGTGAACGTCGGCGGTTCACCCGTCGCGAGGTCGGACCGTCGCCGCTCGACCGCGGCTTTAACGGCCGCGGTCGAGAGGGCGAGGTTATCGTCGGCCGGGTCGACCGTAGGGAGGTCGAGGTAGGCCGCTACCTCGTCGACGGTGATCCAATCGGGCATCGCCTACGACGACGCCTTTCGAGTCGAGCCGCCCCCGCCCATCGCGGCCGGGAACGTTACGGCGGCGATCGCGAGGAGCTCGGTCGGGTAGTCGGTATCGAACAGGCCCTCGCCGACTACGGCGAGCTCGACGTTCAGGGCCCCGATCGCGTTCGCGGTCAGGCGAACCGGGTCGGTAACGCGGGCGTCGATCGCCCGCCTCGTCGCGAGGTAGGCCGAGCCCGCAGGCTGGGCCCCGTTCGCGACGATCGGGATTCCCGCGAACGTCGAGCGGAGCTCGCCGCCCGCCGAGACGTCGCCCGCCGCGATCGGGTGACTGAGCTCGTTCGCGTCGGCCATCGTGCCCCATACGTCGGGGGCGACGATGATCGTCTCGGGGGCCCGCTTGCAGGCGACCCAAAACTCGGCGATCGCGGCCCCGAGCGTCGTCGACGTCGCGGCCGGGGCGGCGTTTAGCTCGCCCTCGATCTTCGCCTCGACGTCGTAATACCAATCCTGAATCGCCGCGGCATAAATCTCGTCGACGATCGAAGGATCGGACCGCTGAACGACGACCCAGGGAATCGCCCCCGCCCAATCCCAACGCTGAACCGTCGCCGCCTGAGAACCGACGACGACTTTCGTCGAGGTCGCGTCGGCGTCGACCGTCGCGGCCCACGCCCCGTTAGGCGGCGTCGTCCATACCGGCTTATTCACCTGCAACCCGACGCCCGGGAGCGGCCTCGACTGAAACGACCCGTACAGGGGCCGCGGCGTCGTTTTCGCCCCGATCACGGTCCGCTCATAGGTCGGCGGGAGCAGGCCGCCGACGTCGGTCGAGATTGACTCGGTTAGGGCCGCCTCGAGGAACCGGGCGGCCTCCCGGTTTCCGTGTTGCGCTTCGACCAAGTACCGAACGAGCTCGCCTGCGCCGAGCTCGGCGGGCGACGGCGAACGCTCGGCGAGGATCATCCGAGGCGACGCCTCCTGAGTAGCGGTCATTTCTTCTCCCTCCTCGGGATCGGGTTCGGCGGCGTCGCCGCCCTCGTCGGGCTCGGGTTCGAGCTCGAGCTCCTCTTGCCCCTCGCCGGGTTCGGCCGGCCGAGAGGGGGCGTCGTCGGGGGTGCCCTCGCCGTCGCCCTCCTCGTCGGCCTCGTCGCCGCCCTCGGGCGGGGGGTCGTCCGCCTCGGCGGCGACTCGGGTCACGGTAGCCCCGTCGAACGCCCCGAGGGCGAGGAGCGACGTCTCGAGAACGTTCGCGGCCTCGACCTCGATCACGCCGTCGCGGGCGATCGTCGACTCGACGACCTCGGCCCCGACCGAGAGGGCCCCGCGGGATCCCGAGGCGGCCTGCGTTAATGCCTCGTCGCCCGCCGCGGTCGCGTCGACCCGAAACCGGGCGAGAACGCCGCGGTCGCCCTCGACGAGCTCGGCGAGAACGCCGATCGGACGGCCGCGGTCGTGATCGACGAGGAACGGAACGCGGCGGCCGATCCTGACCGAGCCCGGCCGAAATCGGTAGTCGCGGCCCTGAATCGAACCGACCTCGCCATAGGGAACGATCACGCCCTCGATCGTTCGCTCGGCTAGGTCGGCGATGAGTACCTCCCGCTCGAAACGGAGCATCGGCTAAACCCTCCCGGGGGTTAGGTCGGGGCTCATCGGCCCCGACGATGGGATTCCGAGTAGGCCGCGGGCCTCGGCCCGGTCGATTAGCCCGGCCTCGAGGAGCGCGATCGCGTAGTCGGCCGCGGCCTGAGGGTCGGCCCGTAGGAACCGCTGAACGTCGAACGCGATCGCCTGCCCCCGCGGAACGACGTCGGATAGCGTCGCCTCGATCGCGTAGAGATGAGGGGCGCAGGCGGTACTAACGAGGATCGCTAGTTGCTGAGTGAGGTTCGAGTAGAGCATCGCCGAGGCGTTCCCGCTCGGGCTCGCCCCGATCATCGCGACGGGAACGCCGAACAGGCGGGCGACCTCCGTCCCGATATAGCCGCGGGCCTCGACTAGCTGGAGGTCGGCGGGCGAGAGGTCCTCTCGTTTGTATTCGAACCCGGATAGGACGCCGATCCCGTGCTCGAGCCGCATCGCCTCGAAATTCGTTAGGGCGTCGTTTAGCTCCTCGTCGGATAGATCCGAAACCTCGGCTTTCAGGGTTCCGGCCGGGAGCTGAACGGAGGCGAGTCGGCGGGCGGCCTGCTCGAGCTCGATCGCCGAGGCGAGGGTTCGGGCCCCCGTCTCGAGGATGCCCGGGGCCTGCCCGTCGAACCGGATCATTTCCTCGGGCTCGAGCTCCCGCTCGATCCCGGCGACGCGATAGCCGCGGAGCTCGGCGTAGCTCCCGCCCGTCGAGCGGGTTTGCGGCGTCACGTCGGCGACGGGGGTCCAGCGGGCCCGGGTAACGATCCCCTCGGAATCGCGATCGAGAACCCGCCAATAGGCCCGGCCGTGAAATAGGAGGTCGTCGACGGTTCCGGCGATCGTCGCGGGCCACGTCGTCGAGGGGTCGGGCCTCGTTATGAGATAGCCCGGGTCGAGCCGCTCGTCGCCGCGGTAGCGGAACGGCTTTAGTTGAACGATCGTCCCGACGACGAGGTTTCGCGAGGCGGCGACGGCCGGGAGCGTTAGGGCGAGCTCCCGCCCGACGCCCTCATAGGCCCAGGAAATTTCGGCGACCTCGAGGGCCGTTCCCGAGCGAACGACCGGAGGCCGCAGGGGGCGCAGGGCCCCCGCGATCGAGCGGGGCCGGGAGGGCTCGAGCTCGACGGGACGGCGGCGAATTCGCACGTCGTCGAGTCTGCCCGAGCTCGAGCTCGAGCGAAATCGGCCGAACGGACTAGGCCGCGGCGACGATCCTCGGCCGTTGACGGCGGCCGGGTCGGAGCTCATAGCCGACCGCCCAAACGAGGGCCCGGGCGAGATAGATCGGGCCCGGCGATCGCCTCGCCGAGAGGGTCGTTCCGACGTCGGGCATTGTGTGAGGCGTCGCGGTCAGGATTTGGCGGGTTAGCTCCTCGCCGCCGTCGTGACGGAGGCGGCCGTCGACGATCGCCCCGAGCGTCGGCCCGTACCCGGCCCGCTGCTCGGCGGTCCCGACCTTAACGGCGGTCATGCCCCGCAGGCTCGGGGCGTGTTTCTCGAACGAGGCGGGATAGAGGAGCGTCACGCCGCGGCGGGTCGGGGCGAGCTCCTCGAGGGCCGCCCATAGGGCCCGCCTCGTCGGGAACGAGCGGCCCGTAACGCGAACGTCGCCCGCCTCGTCGGCGACGGCGAGAACGTATCCGCAGGCCCCCGGATGCCCGTCGCGGTCGTTAATCGCGATCGTCCCGGGCGGCGTCGACGGGAGCTCGAGCCGCTCGTCGGCGGCGATCGCCCATTGGCGGGGGGCGACCCAGGAGGCCGCCGCTAGAACCCATTGATTTAGATACTGACGCCGCCAATCGGATTCGGAGCTCGTCGCGAAAGCGTGCTCGAGGGCCTCCCGCCGTTGCTCGGTCCAATGCGGCGAGGCGAGCCGCCACGCCTCCCGGTCGTCGGGATACGCCTCGGGCGGGGCCGACCATTCGAGGAGCAGGATTCGGGCCGAGTCGGGCTCGGCTAGCTGCTCGATCGCCGCCTCCCGATCCTCGAGGAGCAGCGTCGAGCCGCCGTCGCCCGCCGTACTAACGAGGATCATTTGCGGCGACCGACGCTCGAGCATCGTCGGGGCGATCGACCCGTCGACGACCTCCCGCGAAACCCGCCACGCCTCATCGACGAACGCGAGGCTAACGCTCGATCCCACGCCGCCGTCTAGCGTCGAGGCGGCGAGCCGCCACGCCGAACCGTCGACGAGCTCGATCGCCTCTTGCCCGTTCGAGCGTCGGACGGTTACGCCGAGCGTTTCCTCGAGCGTCCGAGCGGCGGGGGTCCATATGCGGGCCGCGGTCGCCCGGAGGTTCGCGACGTGTAGGACCTCCTGCGGCTCGTCGAACACGTCGGCCGCGCCGACCCGCCACCCGCAGAGGCCGCGGCTTAAGATCGACTTTCCCGATTGGCGGGAAACGGTGAGGATCACGCGACGCCAACGGAGCGAACCGTCGGCCCGGTGCTCGAGGATTCGCTCGAGGGCGTAACGCTGCCACGGTCGGAGCCCGTCTCGGAGGTATCGCTCGATCCATCCCGCGGCCTCGGCCCCGTAGGAACCCACGACGTCGACGGGCCGGGCCGTTTCCAGCCGAGGCGGAACGAGCTCGACCTCGCCCTCGGAAAACCCGCCCGTTTCCAGGGGTTTCCGGGGGAGATTGATCCCGGCGAC